TTTAAACCTGATGTAGTGGCAAGTTTGATTGCCGCGCCACTTGCGCCAGTTTCTAAACCTTTGCCGCTTTGAGGCGCAAAAGAAAATACAGAACCAGTAAGAAGAACGCCGTTATTTGCTGTATATGTGCCAGCGCCACTAAATTGCGCCCAAGTAATGTTAGTTGAGCCTAGAGTTACTGGCGCGTTGTTGGTACAAACCCAACCAGTATCGGCATTAACTGTGCCTTGCTCTACGAATACATAAGCACTTGGAAATTCTGAACCTAAATCCATATCTGTTGAACGTGTTGGCGCGCCGCTGGCATTAACTGTGTAAATGCCGTTTGCTGTTGCGTCTGTTTGATTCTTAATAAGAATACGATTGCCAGTTGCCAATGTAACGCCGTCAATTACTGAACCATCATCAAACGCAGTTGCCAATGTTCCATCAGTTGTTGTTGCCGCTACTACCGAAGCCTTTGTATCTAAGCCTTGCGCAACTGAATCTACATAGCCTTTATTTGCGGCGTCACCATCTGCCGTTGGTGTGCCAACAGATGTAAGTTTAAATCCAGCCATTGATAAGTCAGCGGCAGGAATAAATGCGTGTGTGTGGTCCTCTTTAGATGGCGTACTTGCTGAACCAGCAGAGCCAGTTACGCCAGCAATATTGTTTGGCGTTGCTGTGCCTAATGATGGCGTTCCGTGTGTGTGGTCGGCACGTGCGTAGTCTGTTGATGAGCCGTTGCCTGAACTTGCGCCATAAGATGTTTGCGCAGTTACTGTGCCAAAGGCGTTAGTTTGTTGCCAAGCAGAGCCGTTGGAATAATAAAATAAATAATTATCTGTTGCGTAATAAATAGTGCCGCTATCTACTGTTGCGGCGGCTGGTCGCGCGGCTAATGTGCCTGATACAACAGCGTTGCCTGCTACTTCCCAACGTGTGCCGTTGTAAATATAAAGTTGGTTATCTGTCGTGTTGTAATAAACCTGACCTGCTAATGGCGTTGATGGCGCTGTGGCAAGGTTTTGAATTACGGCATTTTGTAATTCGTTTTTGTTTAAATCAATGCTAACTAAAAATTTGCGGCTCATTGTTTTCTCCTATATCACATACGCCGTGCCAGTAAAGGCACTCGTAAAGGTTATCACCATTTGGTTTTTACTTGGGTAACTAAATGTGCCTTCACATTGTGTTCCTGCCGAATCTAAAACAACCGCAGTTGGCTCGCCGCCAAGTCCGTGATTGATTGTCCAAACGGCACTTGCTGTTGATTGCGTGTGCGTATAAAAAACGGAAGCGGGGTCGCCACTTGCGCCTTGTGGACCAGGTGCCGTTACTGTGACAGTTGGAATAACTGGCTGAACAACAATTAAATCATCACTCATCTTGTTATCTCCGCACTCACTAGAATTTGCCCTTGCGCCACTCTTGTAACTATGCCACTTGATGTTTGCGTTATTTCAAGGTCATAATAGTAGTAACCCTCGTCAATAGCACGTGTTTGCGCCGCTGTTGCGTGAATGGCAATATTGCCAGTTAAAGCCGTAATTGCTATGCCACTATTGGCTGTTGTAAGCGTTAAAGCCGCCGTTGCGTCAGTTGGAAGCGAGCGCAACTGTAATTCGGCTGTGTAGCCTGCTAGATTTATTGGCGCGTATGCCACGCCGCCTGATATGTAAGTGCCAGTTGCCGCATTTGTAACTGTGAATTGGCTTCCGCTACGTGTAGCAATTGGCACGTTTGTTAAATTGTATTGGCTTGGAATAACGCCTTCAATAGAAACTAATTGAGCAACAGCAAAACCATTAACCGCAGTTACTGTAACAGTAGTGCCGTTTGCTGTGATATTTGTAATTGAGGCTGGCTGATTGTAAATAAAATTAATGTACCAATCGGCGCCTTGGTCAATCGTGGTGTTATATGTGATTGCCATTATTCCCCTAACTTACCGCCACATCTTGAACATATTGTGGCATTTTTATTTGCTGGCATACTACATTTCAAGCAGAACTTTGCCAACGCCGCGAGCGCAATCATACTTGAACCGCCGCTGTTTAACTCTGTAAGTGCCCACACCAGCGCGTCTAATCTATCAGGCGATTCATTACTCAATGGCGTCCATTCGCACATTTGATTCTCTAAGTCCTCAAAATAGCCAACGTGATGAACTCTGCCTTGTTCATACAGCGCACTAATTGGCTCGGCGCGCAATTGTTTGCCTCTAGTTGCCGTTACTTTCTTAACTGGCACAGATACGTCAATTTGCTTTAAGACCATAATGACCATATCGCCGCCGTTATTTGTTTCAGCAATAATCTTGTCCGCGTTTAGTTCGTGATACAGATTTACCGCTTGACGCGCCCACGTATCAGGCGTTGCGCGTAACGTTTTGTCCGATAGCACGTAATAGTTGCCTGTATGGTCAATGCCAGCCGCCACAATGCCTGTTTCATCTGAGTTGCTGTTACTTGTAACGGCTGGGTCAATCGCCACAACTATGCGAACCATTGGCGGCGCCGCTGTAACGCGTGCCTCTTCAATCATCTGCCGCGTCCATAAAGCGCCTTCTACGTCATCAAGTATTTCGCCGTATAACTCTTGCCGTCCAAGCCGTGTGTTCTCGTAACGCAATTTGAGTTCAGCAAGTGCGCTCGCGGCTAAGTTGGCGGCATTATCAAACGTTGAGCCGCGCACTACGCGTACGCCATCACGTGTAATTAAGTCTTTGATTAACTTAGTTGGGCGTGGCGTTGTTGTAACAATTGTTTGTGGGTGTTCGCCAAGGCGCAAGCCAAATTGGTATTGGTCCCACGCTTCGGGGTGCTTGAACGCCGCTAACTCATCAAACCAACCCCCGTGAAATTGTGGGCCGCGAAATCTGTCGGGTTCTTCGCCACTAAATAACTTAATGCGCGAGCCGTTAGTTAGAAATATTTCGCCAATACTTCTGTTGTAATCTTTCAATGTGCCGTATTCACGCAACACGCGCACAATGCCCGATTCGCCTTCTGCGCACGTATCGCGCACATCGCCATATGTAGGCGCCGCAATAGCCCATCTAGTACGTGGATTGCTACTAGCCTGCCACGCAAGCCATTCAGCCGCTGTTCTAGTCTTGCCAGCGCCACGTCCTGCCAAATAAACCCACGTTGTCCAAGATTTATCGTTAGTTGGTAATTGTTCCGTTCTCGCCAGTTGATGGCTCCATCTGACGTGGCGGCTCGCTATCAAGGAGAGCGACAAGTCGTGCGACTTCGGAATCAATTGTTGTGCTGTCATAATTAGTTACCTCTATCTGCGCCTTTGTTGGCATATCTAAGCCAAGCAATTTGGCTCGCCTTTCCATAATGCGTACTAACGCCTGAACGCCACGCGCTCTATCTTCTGGCGTTGCGCCGTTAATAATGTCGCCCCATATTGCCGCCTGAGCAATATCAAGTCTGTCCATCTCAACGTTGCGCGTTTCCGCCACTTCTGAATACACAATGCGATTACAAGCCGTTTGATAAGCCTTGTACGCGCCGCTGGCGCTCGCATAGCCAAGCCGTGTAGCAATCAAGTCAAACGTAAAGCCGCCGCGCCTCATTTCAAGGACTTTGGCTTCTTTCTCCAACGTAGCAGGATTTAGTTTGCTTTTCTTAGCCGCCATTAGTCAGCCTTTCTTAATAACGCCGTTACTACATACAAAATGGATAAGCCGTGTAATGTTTCTTTGTAACTGATTGGGTATATATCGCCAGCAAGTAGCATTACAAACCACGTAACAGCAAGAACGCCAAGTGCCGCACTAATAAAACCAGTTAAGTATTTCATTACACGCCTTTCACTAGAGCAATTGCCATCTTCATTAAACCAATCTCGTCCGCACTTTCGCACATAGATAATATTCGGCGTTCTAGTTCTGCCGCTATCTCGCGCCGTAACTCATCTTCGTTGGCGTTCAATTCAGCGTTACCGAAATGCCTATCTTTAGTCACGTTTATTCAGAGCCTCGCCGCGCAATGTGCGCCGCTATTTGTAGTCCAGCATTAATCATATTGTCCTCAATATAATTAGGGTCAGGACGTTTAGCCGCCTCTATTTCTTGCGCAATAACTTCACGCAAATCGCCTATGTAGGCATATCGGTCACAAATATCACACATATTTACCACCTATGTATTCACTAAATGTTTGCCACATCATACGTTATTTTTTTGGCAACGGGGCTAATATCTTTGCGACTTCATAATCGGGTTCTCCCCTGTAACGAAAGGAAGATGTCAGGCGCGCTCTGCTAACGCCCATTCGTGATGACAGCGAACTGGTTTTGCCTTGTTTGGCTACTCTTGACGGCATACGAATAAGTTCCCAGTTTGGCGATTTGTTGAGATGATGTATCTGCGTTGGGTGGCTGGCAGTAGCGTAAACCGCTAACCCCTGAGCAATTAAGCCTGACGCAATACGTTCGTGAAAGTATTTGCCAAGCCCAATGCCTTGAAAGTCGGGTAACACTACGTTACGGCTAAATCGGCGCGCATTACGCACGTGCGCGTTAGGCAACGGCAAAATGGCGCTAATACAAGCAGGCTGGTCATTGATTAAGCCGACATATACGTGCGCCGTTTTGTTTAGTTTTGTGTCTAGATAGTGATGACGTGCGAACGTGTTCCACGATTCATACTTTGCCCATATGATTTCAATTTTAACTTGTGGTCGGGGTTGAACCGACCCCCAAGTGAATTTGCCCGTATGAGGCTCGTAAATCCAATCGGGCTGTAACCATTCTTCTATATCGTAATGGCAACCCACAGCAACAAACTTTTGATTACGTTTTCTAACAGTATTAGCAATGGCGTATGAGCCAATTTGCGCAACTGTGCGGTCAATAACAGACGTGAATTCATCTACAACGGATAAATCCTGATTCTCTGCCAATACGCGCGCAATCGTTACACGAAACTGTTCGCCGTTACTAAGTGCGTGATACGGGCGTAGCCAAGCAGGCGGCGAACTAAAGCCGACAGATGATAACAATTCGGTAACTTCACGCATTGGCAAATCGGCAGGAAAATCGTCAATAATTGCCTTATCTTTTGACCACTTCATATTTTCCGTGTTGCGCATTTTGTCAGGGAACAGGTCATTAGCCACAGTTGTTTTGCCAGCGCCTGATGGCCCAACTATTAAGCCAATATTCCAATCACGTTCGTTTAAATCGGGGATATTCATTTCAATGTTTGTAATGGAACGTGCTTCTGAATCCATATCAAACAAGCCTTCTAATTGCATTACACGTGGCGTCCGCGTAATGGCGCTTTCAAGGCGGATTATTTTTCCCATATTTGCCTCTCTAATAACCCGAACATAACCCCAACGGCTAAGCCGTTGAGGCTCTGTCCAGCACTCACGCCAATTACTTATGTTTCATTGGCGAGGTGTCAGGCATTTGCCTAACTCTAGATAATGATGGCGCGTACTTTTAAGCCATCTTGCGATAAGCGCAAAAGTAGTGCCGTCTGTTCGTTTTCATCTGCGCACTCAATAACAACTTCGTAACGTTCGCCTAAATCTTTCATATCTGTATCGGCGTCCGCGTCACTCATTGGATTTAATTCAAACTCTTTAAAGCCTAAAGCGTTAATATCCCAATCAGCAATGTTTAATTCGTTTAACTGTTCAAGCAAAATGGTGCTATCCCAACTTGCCAATTCAGCCGTGCGATTGTCCGCGAGCGCATACGCCTTTATTTTTTCATCTGACCAATCGGCAGGCACGCGTACAACATCTAATTTTTTTAAGCCTATTTTGCGCGCCGCCTCTACTGTGCCGTTGCCAGCAATAACAGTATCGTTTGCGTTAATAACGATTGGCTTACGTTGTCCAAATTGGCGTAACGATTCGCAAATTGCGTTAATGTTTTTCTCGCTGTGCTTACGTGCGTTATTTGGGTCTAATTCCAAATCATCAATTGAGATGGTTTCAACTTGTAACTGTTCCATTTAGTGCCTTTCTAAAGTTAAGGAGAGAGTGCGCCAAGGACAGTTAGCGCACTCTCTCGCGCCAGCATTACTCCGAAAGGGTAATCGGAGAACGGGCGGCTTTTACCTTCGCCACGTCCTCTGCGTGAAACAGAGAACGCCGCTTCTGCTTGCCGACAGGAGCAAGCAGTTTTCGGTAAACCAATTGGCGCAGATTGTTTTTTGTAATGCCTAACAGTTCTGCTGCCTGTTCTGAATCAATAATTTCGTTTTCCATTTGCGCCTCTCTAAGCCCAAGGGTCGTTTTGCGTTTCGTTTGTTGCTGGCGCATTTGTGCCGTTACGCGGTACAACGCCGTAACTATCAACACTAATGTCCAATGATGTACGTTCTTTGCCTTCTTTGTCTGTGTAAGCGTTAGCCGCAAAGCGACCTGTAACAATTACCCGTGTGCCTTTGCGCAAATGTTCAACAGCAACTTCTGCCTCACGACCCCAAATCGTACAGTTAAACCAAGTTGTAACGCCATCTTGCCAAACTTCATCTTTTTTAATGCGCGGCGTGTTTGCGATTGAAAACTTTGCGTACGCTTTATTGCTTTGTGTAAATAAAATGCCTAAATCATTTCCCACGTTGCCTGTAACAGTTATTACGCCTTCACCAGCCATTTTTGTCCGCCTTTTCCAAATAAATATAGGTGCCTTCCGCGCTTAGTGTAACAATAGAACCGTTAGCAAGATGTAATGGATAATCTGACGGCGTGGCGTAGGACGGCACTATGTAACCACGTTCCGTTGCCATTTTTATATTCAGATGAACAGATTCTGTGCCTAAGTTGTGGCATTTATGATGTAACGCAATTAAGTTATCTAACGTATCTTTGCCGCCGCGTGATTTAAGTTTGCGATGATGTAAAGCAAACGTGTCTGTTAGTGCGTTACCGCACATTTCGCAGTACTTTTGGCAACGTGAAATTACCGCCTCGCGTAGAGCCGCCCAATTTGCCATATGTTGTCCTTTACGAGCAAGCCGATTGCCTAATTGGCATTTCCGTTGATTACAGTTTCAGCCCGTTGAGTGAAACTAGCAACGAAATCCTTAACTGGTCGGACGTTGGCTGACGTTCTTTCTTTTATTTGTATATGTACGCCTTCAATTTCGCCGTATGCTTTTTGCGCCGTTATGCGGACAACTTGTTGGTCATCTTCATAAGCCACGCCAGTTAAGCCATCAAGAACGGCACGTATTAATTTATCTAAATCAGGGCGCACAAATGGCTCGTTACGTTTAACAGTTTTTGGTTTGTTAAAAATAAACAGCAATTCAATATCTACGCCGACCTGTATTTTTGTGATGTTTGTTGAACGAGCCATAGCCGCAATAGTGCCGCGCCATAACGCCAACTCACGACCTTTAACGTGTATGGCGTGACCCTTAATGAACTTTAATGAGCCTTGTGGAACTGGTTTGCCTTTAACAAAAAAAGACGCCTCAATACCACTTATTTTGTTGCCAGAATCGCCAGCCCATACAAGGACTTCCGTATCGGTGTTCAAGATAACGCAACCCCCTGTCAATTTGAACCGATATTAGCAGAGATTTCTCGCCTAACATTTGGGCTACGCCAAACGCCGTGCTGTGCGGATTATCGGCTAAATGATTCCAACCCGATTCTTTACCCCACAATTTTGCCAAACAAGGGAATTGGTCATCTGACCAGTTATATTTGGCGAATTGGTCTTTGGCGTATTTCTTTGGGTTTTGTAACGCCATTTGCTCTGCCGTTAGAACTGGCGTTATTTCCGCCGCTGGCGCTTG